CATGGAAAAACTCTCTCTGCAAAAGATGGGGTTTCTATCCCTCGCCGCAGAGTATACACATAATCCGAGAATATCTACTACTTCATCTTCACCCGGATAACCCTTTTTCGTGAGAAACTGTTTCAACTCTCGTAACTCATGTAATTTCTTCTTTTGAAAATCAGTCATGTTTGAAGAGTCAATGTTTTCCTTTGTTAGAACGAATGACTTAGAGTTCCATCTAATGTCAGAACCCATATAAGGTTGAACATCAACTATTATTACACTGTGTCTAAACTTATTGTCTCCTTTTTCCTTGAGAAGTTCATTCAATATCCAATCAGCCCAATCTTCATTGTGATTAGGGTGTCCTTTGTAGGTAGAGAATCTATGTCTAAAATGAGTATTTTTGTATGTAAAAATATGTACGTGTGAAAACTCCTTTTCCGGTGCGGGATAATTATATCCATCAGTACCATTGCGTGTAGAATACGGAAGAGTGTAATTAGTCAATAAATAACGTATGCGTGTTCCACCACCCATCGGGTCAACAACATATTCCCACCCGCAAGTTTCAGGATTAGATTTCCATAATGCCTTAGAATAAGTATTCCAATCCGGTTTTTGTTTATTCTTTTTACGCATTATAACCACCCTGTTGATTGTGCCTCATCACATATTGAATAATACGAACAGTTAGGGCAACTGCGAGGCTTGTAATCTGTTGGGAATACTCCTCTCTCATATGCGTGAACTAAGTTCGCTAGTCTTTTCAAGAGTGCAGTAGTGCTTGCCTTCTTCACTTCTTCAAGGTGCATAACGTTGTTCTTGGGAAAGAACCAAGCCCAGTGTGTTATCTGCTTATCTCTTGTTAATCCCAATGCTTCAATATCTTCATCCGTTGCATTATCAAACAATAACTTGTAGAAAGCCATTTCTAATCTCATATCAGATGCTTTACTGCTATGGTTGTAGTTTCCTGTTTTAAGTTCCATAGGGATATATCCTTCCTCAACTTCAAACATTCTATCTATAATACCTTGAAGATGAACAACATAATCTCTTTCTAATCTAATTGTAGGAAAGTCTTCACGCCTTATCTCAAACTTAGCATTTAGAGTTGCTTCATTGATTACAGGTAGGAAAGAATCTAACGTTCCTTCTTCTTTAGCATCTAAGAATCTATTTGCTTCAAAGGAAGCAATAGTCTCATACATATAACTCATCTCATCTAAAGGAAAGAGAGTGTAACAATAATTCAACAACTCATCAGATGAAAGATTTTCAGCCTTAGCAATATCGAACTGATTAAAGAAATCCTCTCTTGCATTGTGAACTAAAGTTCCTTGATACATTGCTTCTGTTGTGTCTTGTGGTTTTTGTTCAATATAGTTAAACTCATATTTCTTAGGACACCATTTGAATCCCATGAATGATGATTTAGTTATCTTAAGTATAGGTAAACTATCATCACCATAGGTTTCAGGATTCCATTGGTATGTGTATTCATTTGTATTACTACTTGGTTTGCTCATTTCTTATTCTCTCCATATATTTTTTTCTTCTTTCTATTGCGTTCAATTTTTCAACGGCTGAATTACTACCTTTACGAACCTTCTGTCTTTCTTGAATTACCTTATCTATTTCTTCTAAGTTGTTGACAATACACTTGGTACACTTACAACCTTCTTCGCAAGAAGGTGCATCCGGTGCATCAATCAAACCCATTTTAGGCATTCCTTTTTCTACGTATACCTGATAGCCTATTACATATTTAGGTTCATCAAACATGATAGTTTGGGCTACAAAATCTTTCTTCAATTCAACTGCTTGTCTTGCTGATTTTATTTCAGGTGGTCTGAACTTCCGATAGAGTTTGATTAACTTATCAACTCTTTTTTGGTTAGACCATGAAAGGGATTTGTATATTCTTTTCAAAACCATTCATCCAACTCCGTTTGGTTATTGTCTTTCATTATCTTTGATACATCCCAACCCATTGCTTCATAGATAGGCTCTGCCTTACTTACAATAGAAGAAGCATAATGCCTGTAATCAGGTGTGTATCCTTCCAGTTCGGCATAAGTATTCTTTGAAACATATCTTGGGCTAACATAGGTTTTATTCATAGGATGATAATATGTGTCTTTTACGTCAACTATTTTTAGATACAAGTATGAATCCTCTATTAGATTATCAGGGTTCATGTAGTTGTGATAGATTACTCCTTCTACGCCTGAACCGATAATCGCTCTCTTACCTTCTAACGTTACATATGTAGGATTATTGCAACATACCTTCATTGGGTCATTAACTAAATCCATCAATGATATCTTAGGATTCTTTCTCTTAGAATAAAATCCTTCTTTGGTGCAATTACTACATTTTACGCTAAATCTTTCTTCACGGTATCTACTTCGTTGTGCTAGTTTAGATATCTCAATATCTCCACTCAGAACCTTTTGATACTCAGACTGTAAGAATGAAGTTATCTCTTCTTCCGACTGTTCCTTAACCCATCTGTCTAAGACTTCTAACTGAATCTCCTTAGCAAGAGGAGTAATTGCTACTCTCTTTGCAGTAAATCCTGTCATCGTGAACTGTAACTCATCAAGAAACTCTCCATCTTTCCATGATATTAGACCTGCATTTCTGTTTTTCTTACATCCTACACCCAATGTCTTGAAGAACTTCTCAAACTCTAAGGTTACAGGATGTTCCTCTAACCCTAATAAGTTTGGAAACTTCTCCCTAACATGGGTGTTAAGAATCTGTAAAACATCTTCTGCTTTACTAATATCATCATCTTCCATCTCTACATAGATGGAATCTGTATGTCCATAAACTACTTTCATTTACATCACTATCCTATACAAATATTTACTTTTTCTCTGTGCATTACTTTCAGGTATTAACAAATCCTTTCTATCTAAATTGTGTTGAGCAACAATTCTACTAACAATGTAGTATGTGTTTTTCTTTGGTGCGGGTAACCCGAAAATATTACCTCTCCACCCAACTGAATTATACCATCCACTTTTTTCAAATATGGGTATTTTTATTCCATCTTGTTCTATAACCTCTACCTTTTCCGTAGATTGATTATTCATTCTCGCCCACATTTTACTCGGTTCTATTACGACTTTCTTTTCTACATTATTGACAATCTGATATATTACGATATCATGGTTAGTTAGATTGACTAACTTTACCATCATAACTCCCTCACTTTGAATGCCGCTTCTCTAATGGCCTCTCTTGCGCTTGCGGTGATACTTGCGGCTAAATCAACGTTAGCCCAACCGAATCCCTGATACGCAATGATACCGTAAAAGGAAGCCATCAATCTCTTTACCGCTAACTGGTTGTTATTCCACTTGTTGAAGTCAGACTTATCTTTAGCGTTCTTCATGTTTTTCTTGTATTCATTACGTAGTTCTTTGAGTTCCAAAACTGCTTTTGGTAAAAGACCCAACTTATCTGTTTTGAAATACATCATGTTCTCTTGCTTAACATCAGAGAAATCTCTTGGTGTAGCAAGATTGACTGCAAACTCTGTCGGTTCAAGTGAAATCGTTTCCCATGAGATATTCCTTGACACAATCATGCTTGGATATAGACCCGCAAAATCAAATGCGGCAACATTGTTGTGAATACCATTTGTGCCTTCTGTGAGGGGATTGTATATCATAGCCCCGTCATAGTCCTTGCGTTCTCCTTTGCGCCCCGTAGGTGCTTTCCAAGAGGCATTACGCATGAAATATATCCCGCCCATGTTACTCGCATAGAAACAAGCATCGAATGGAGCAATCAAAAGTTTCTGCAAAGCCAAAACCGCATCAATACAATGATTGTTCTCATCAATCTTGACCAACAACTCAACGTCTTTCTCAGCGTATTCTAAGTAAGTGTCTGCATCTTCTGTCCATGCTTTCTTGAAGAAGTCATTCTTATCAGGGAACTTTTCACTGACTAACTTCTTCTCGCCTAAGATTGTCTCTGAAACATAGTCCAATGCAAGAGAAGGTAATGTTCCCTTCTGTGCATCATTCCATTGACGCTCAAAGACCAAATCTAAGGCTACTGTGATAACGCCCTTGATTGGTTGATTGATAGGGGAGAACCTTTCTACTCTTGACTTCCAAATAGTAGGTGAATTGTTCTTCCAACCAATACCTGTAATCTCACCAAATGGGGACATCACTCTTGGGTCTAACTCATGATGAACCATACGTGTCAATAACTTAGGCAAGTCGAACTTCCAACCGAACCATGAAACAAGCATATCAGGTTCTTTGTCAACAAACATAGCCATGAACCTTGAAAGCATATGTCTTTCACTTCTACACTCAATCAGTACACTTGACTCGTTATCATCAAACCTATCTCCTTTGAAATCCACTACATAGGGATACCAAACAAAGGTGTAATACTTCTCATCAAAGTTATCATAGACTACGATACAAGTAATCTGCTCATCGTAATCACCGCCTTGCATCCACTCCATATCCCAATACCATTTTCTTGGTTTTTGTTCAGGAATAGCATCAAGTTCATCAACTGCATATCTGTAATAATGAGCAACATCTGCTTCGTATGTATCAATACCCATCTTATCTAAAGCAACTCTAATGTCCTTAGCATATCTTGGATGGTTAGGAGTCCATGTAACTTTGTCTAAAGGTTCACCGTAGAGATTGTTTTCTTCTGTTCTCTCAGAACTGAGTTCTAATCTAAAACTACCATGATTGTCTTTACAGGGTATAGATATACTTCTATCAACAGTCCCTCTATCAACATAGAAGTATGGTCTAAACTCTGAATGGGATACAACCTTAGATTGAATCTCACCATCGGTGTTTCTCCACCTTACTCCTATTCCTTCTTCTAAATTACATATTATCATTGTTTCACCTATTACCTATGTATGGTGCTTTCAATAGCATTCTTGTTGGTGTTACAAACAATACTGGTGCATCGTCATTGATGTAAAGACGAACTGTTCCCTTGAGGAACTTAGATATTTGACCATTGAACTCAACAGTAGCATCCTCACCTTCTGACATTGTAGTTTCAATAACTACATCAAACTTATCGGTTACGCTTTTTCTACTTGACATGATTAGACTTTCTTCATCTTCATCATAATCAAACTTGTAACGTGCAAGTCCAACAACATCACAACTCTTACTTGCTGAAAGCATCTCATCTTCTGAGATAACTACCTCAGTCTTGTATTCTGTTTTACCGAAAGTAGGCATACCTTCACCCATACTGCGTAGTGTCTTGTGGAAGACTTCTCCTCTACTAATCATATTGGGTGTTGGGTGTTCTTCTACCAACGGCACTCTTGCGATTGAACTGTCATTCTTTATGGTAAGATAATCTCTAAATTCTAAAGTTACTATTCCAGTAAATCCCTTGAGATACTTTACAGTCTTCTCAATATCAATTACAGTCCTACCACTTCTGAACAACTGTCCTTCTTCAAGCCTTAAGCGTATAACTGCAATGTTGATGTTATCTGCATTGTATGCTACAAGGTAATCTCCTTCTACTTTCAACACTGCATAGTTACTAACCTGACCATTCTTGCAGGTATCTCCACTATTGTATTTGCCTTTAACGGCAATCTCTTCAATTAATTCTCTAAATGTATTTACTTCTAATTCTATTTGCATTTTAATCATCTCTTTTGGTGAAGATATCCCTACCCCTTTCGGAGTAGGAGATACCTTCTTTGTGTTCATCCCCAAATGAACTTCTGTTCTTTTCTCATTTTCAGTATTTTTTCTGAACATGAAGGGCAGAAAAATTGGTTCTTACCCAATGTTTTCAAGAAACGCCATCCCTCTACTTTTGCTACTTGCTTTATTTCAGTAGAATTACGTGCATCAATTACTTTCAGTGCAACGTTTCTATTACAACTTATTCTCTGTCCCTTTGTTATAGAAGGATGACCAACACACTCCAAATGTAACATTGTTGTGTATTGTCTAATCCTATCAACTTTCATCCAGTCTTCTTTCTCATCCATCATATTTCACCTGCCTTTATCTCCTCAACACCAGTCCAATTAATTTCACCATCTTTGATAGATAAAACCAATCTTCGTGAACCAATCAATTCAGGCTTTCTTGCACTCGCCTCAAAGAGAGCGTGGTACTCAGCACCATTCTTTCTTATGTCTCTGTTCATTCGTATTGTGGAAGTGAAAATATCTTCTGTTGAAGAGTGCCAATTAGCCTCTACACCGACAGGATTCGGATTACCCGAATACTTATCTTTAGAATGTGCAATAACTATTCGATGACAAGGCATCTCTAGTATTTGCTTGTGTAAGAAGTTCTTGTAGGGAGTGTTTCTATCACCCCAAACATAAGGAGGTTGCTTGATAACTGCATCAGCATCCATCTTGTGCTTTTCACGCATCTTTGTTTCACAGACATCTGTAAGTAGTTTATCTGCTCCATCAACAATAACGGCTTTTAGTTTGCCTTCATTCAAACATTCCATAGCCATTTCATAGAAAGTTCTTGCATTTTCCATAGTAGCATTAAAGTCAACTAAACTGTCTTCTTTACGCTCTATTGGATTATCAACGACAATATTATCTATGTTCTTGTAGTGATTTCTTTTCACATCAATAGCACGATTATCGAAATCAAAAACATATACCTTCATGTCGTTTGCAATATCTTCTTCTGTTAAGATGTCCAATGCAATAGCAGTCTTAGCGGTTTTGGGTTCTCCCCAAATTCCAAGACACATGAAAGATATAGCAACTTGTGCTTTATGCTTTATCTTTTCCAATCTTTCTTTCTTTCTTTCTTCAAACGTTTTTGTTGTTTTAGTATTTGTGTTCCAACTCATTATAATCCCTATTCCTATATTCTACTAACGGATTTCCTACTGCTTCCAGTATCTCATTCAATCCCTTGTAGTCTACTTTTATTCTGATTTCTTTACCTGATAGAGTATGTAACTTAAGCCAATACTCATCAGTCTTGTTTTGGTTTTGTTTCCACGTAGTAAAATCTACGTTGCTCGCTCTAATTGCATAACTTTGACCATGTATAACACTGTCATCATCAGCATAAGAGGTTATTTTGTATTCATCATAATATCCTTTATTCATGTTTATTTCTCCTTTTTGTTAAGGAGGGGCATTGCACCCCTAAGACCAACAATAAGTGTATGGCTACACCTTTACGTAATCAGACTGGCATCCAGTCATCATCGAAGTCATCATCATTCTCATCAATGTGAGTGATTTCTTCGGGGCTTCCGCCTCTTGCCTTTGTTACAAGAATACCTGTAACGTTGATGGAGATGGGTCTTAGGTTTCCATCTTCATCAGTTCCTTGTGATGTTCTTCCCACAACAACCACATTAGAACCTGTACCGAAATCAATTTCGATGTGTGGTGGTGTCCAACAAGTTATGGAGTCATCCCATGAAAAGTCGGCAACATTCTCCAAGTTGTAATCCGACATATGGAATAACCTGTTTCCATTCTTTGTTGGGTTCATGTTAACAGTTGTTACCTGACCATCAGTGAAGATGTATCTATCGTTGTAGTTAGTCTTGTTCTGTAACTCATTGTGAGCCAATTCCAAATCAACTACTGCGAAGAAGTTATCTCCACTATACTCCATAAGAGATTCTCTCATGTCTACTGATGACATATCCTTCTTACGGGAATCATCATCAGCAAGTTCACTGTTGTATGCAAGACTTCCAAGAGTGTGAGCCTTACCCCCATGTATTTTACTACCATCACTTGAGTTTAGGATACACTCAAAGTGAACCCACTCAAACGTCTTAGGATTGAACTCCTTAGATGATGGCCCTTTGTAGTTGAAGTAGTATTTACCCATGTTACCTTCAACTTCACCGATAAACACTGCTGACCTTCTCCACTCGGAAGCAGCCAGTGGTTTACCATAGCGAGCCTTGTTCCATTCAGCATCGTTAGTGTCAAGAGGAACTACAAAAGTCCCATCTTCCATATCTACGTTGTTTGCAGGTAGGCTTACCATTACCTTCATCACTTCTTCGCCTTCTCTTACCATTCTTGCTTCATACTTACCGTCATCAGTTGGAGTGAATACTGCAACTTGTCCTAAGTTGTATGTTCCATCTCTATCTCTACGATAGTCTGCAACTATTCTCTCGTTCTGCATAGCAAGCATATCTCTTGCGTCATCCACACTTACGAAATAACCGAATGCCGTCTTATACCATCCACCGGATGAACCCGATGTGTTAGCAGGGTTGGGGTTCTTCTGCGCTCTTAACGCATTGTTGTAGAACTCCTTCCACAAGTTCAGAGCCAACATTGGCTCTTCACTCACATTGACGTTGTTCTTGGAACATATGTCCTCAAACCTCGCCAACGCATCTGCTTCGGTATAACCGATAGCATCAGCAGTTTTCGCTATTGCTTGTCTTACTTCATTTTCATTCATTTTTCTTTTCCTCCATTTGTTGCTTTCGCTTTCTTTCATATTTTATTTCCACTAATCCTTCTGTCAGCATGACTAAGCCACACATTATCCAAAAGAAATTGGAATCTACGCTGATGTAATTTAGCGTGTTTAGTATAGGTAGCACAATCAGCAGTGCGCCACCTAACGCTATTATCTCATATCGAAGTAGTAGATGTTCTACATCTTGTAGGTCTACTACTCCGTCTTCGTTAAAGTCTAATCTTGACATTACCATCTTCTCCTTCTTCTTCCTGTAAACTCTACTCTTAATACAAATCTCAATAAAATATATGCAAGTAAAATTATCTCAACCATTATACCATCTGTCCTATCATCCAAGATGCCAATACTTTGGGAGTCATATTACTACTTCTCCATTCGGCTTCCCCAACTACACGGAGTAACTTGAACTTAGACTGTCGCCCTAAATCAGTCTTCAAAATAATATCGTGTAAATTTACACAGATAGTTTTCATATCAGTAGACGTATGTATCAATTTATGCACCTTCTCCAAAGCATTAGTATGGTTATTCTCGATTATCATGTTTATTATTTCAGAGTATGGCTCTAGGCTCTTGTCTATCTGACTTTGTAGGCTTCGGTTTGATGAGGATGAAGCCTGTAATTCGTTAATCCCTCGCCTCAAGTCTCCCTGTAAATAGGTAATGAAGGTTTCTAAGTCCTCATCTGAATGCCTATTAATGTTCTCAGAATCCAAAATATTTCTCAGAATACCGAACATATTCTCAGAAGAAACTCTCTTGAATCCATAATTTGCACATCTTGAAAGTAGGGGTGAGATGATTTTGTGTCTATCGTTACAAGTAATGATAAATCTACAATTATCTGAATATCTCTCCATTACTCTCTTGAGTGCATTCTGAGCATCCTTAGTCATACCATCCATCTCATCGAGAAGTATAATCTTGAATGGGGCTTCACCCAATCTCTTAGTCGTTGCAATATCCTTAATCTTGGTTCTGACAGTTTCTAACTTTCTATCATCAGAGGCATTAATCTCAAAGAAATTACCTTCCTTATCCTCTCCTAAGATATCATTCACTAATGAGATAGATGCGGCGGTTTTACCTGTTCCCGCCATACCATACAAAATCACATTAGGCATATTCTTGTTTAGCACCCAATGTTCAGCATCGTGAACAAAGTTGCTCTGTCCTACTATTCCACTCAAAGTGGTTGGTCTATATTTTTCTACCCATAATTCATTTTTCATTTTCATCATCTTCCATTATCATTAATTCATCTAACCAATTGTCATCATCATTATCTTCTTCATAATCTTCTTCATCTGTTTTGATGTTCGTTAAGAGAAAAGCATCTTGTGGGTCATGACCACAATAAATACTATAACAATATGAGCAAGTAAAAGTTCTATTGAAGTTAGAAACATCACCGCCCTTTTTATTGAATTTAACATCCACATCAATCGGTAGTCCACAATCAAAACAATCTAACTTAGTTTTCTTATCCGTTAGTTTGATGAACACTCTTGTAGATTGAGAGGCATTATCACTTTCATTTTTCCAACGACCCCTTACTACGATACATGGTTTATTTTTCTGCCAATAGTCTTCTACCGCTTTAAGCATTAGTTGACTAAAGAAGTTACTATCTTGATATCTATTTTTTTTAATTGTCCCTATCTTCGTACTTTTTGTAGGTTTCACATCCTTTAGCATATGACCCGGTAATGGAATGATATAATCCATTACATCATCCATGATAAACGGAACATTAAATGGAAACTCCTCCATGAAAGTAACTAATACTCTTCTACATTTATCGTGGTTATAGCGAGTAGTCGCTCCATATGTTCCCATTAGAACCACGCTCCTAATCCCTGTTGTGGAACAATCCTATCTGTTTTCTTTCTCCTTTTCTTTTCACCTAAGTTTAGAAGTCTGCATTCTGCGTTATTGTATTTGGTTTTAGCAAATTGCTTGAAACTTTCATCCTTCAATAAGTCCATTAACAAATAAGACTCTTTAGGCTTTAATCCAACTCTTCTTGATAGACTTGGTAACTTAGAATAAGAACCACGCTTAGGCATCTGCATCTTCCTCGCCATTCTACCATCATGTGAATACGCTAAAAGTTCATAGAAGTAATCAGTATCCCATCTTCTCTTAACTGAAAAATCAACGAATGATAGTTTATTTGGATGTAAGTTAGGTGCAAGCCAAGACAATAAATGGATGTCTGATGGAGTAGATAACTTCAACATAGTTGCAACTTCATCCCTATCAGGATTCTTTAGATATTCTCTAACCATAGGGTAGATATCAATATCAAACTCCTTTGGTTCATCTGCTCTTGATGTTTCAACATCATACTCTATCTTCTTATTCGCTCTTTTCAATTGACACAATGAAAACAAATCTTTGGGAACTGACTTTTGATTATCAGAAATCAATACTACTTGTCCTCTATATTCTAACAGAGTTTTCTTAATCAATTCTGTATTAGGCTTGTAGTGAACCTCATCAATTATTATCCCCCTTTCTTTTGGGATACTAAAGTTATCTTCTATATCATACTCATTAGCATACATTACTATTGCATCTTCTGATACAAACGATTTGGCTCTCTTCATCTTATTCAATGAAGCGTTACCCACTACAATCATAGGTTTAGTTTTCTTGTGTTCCATTGCCGTTTTTATTAGACTCATCTATTCTCACTTCCAATATTTCTTTGTAATTATTATTGCAGTCTTTGCAACTTATCATGGCTACATACCATAACAATTCATTTTCTTCTTGGATACCTATTTCGTATCCGAATGTCTTACTTCCACATTCTCTACAACCTTCAAGTTGTAATCTCACCATATGGTGAGTTGCTATTTCTTCTTCGTTCATATGTTCTGTTTCAGCACCTTCTAACTTCTGCTTTAGAACTTGATTTCTACAAATAGTGCATAATGCAAAGTTAAGCACTGTCTCGTTCTTATTACAACGAGAACAAATCATTCAATCAACCCCTTAAGCCTGAATACTTCATCTAAGCCTTTAGCAGTCAAGTGTTTTTTAGTTTCTACATTGATTAGAATAAGTAGAAAGGTCAACCACGTTTCTTTACTATCTTCTTTACCTGCATAGATAATATTAGTTTCATCTAAAGCATCTTGCAAGTAAACTTCTTGAAAATTACGTATTTGGTCTATTCTTCCTATTCTAAGTATAGGTCTTGGTCTTGCTTTTGACTCAGACTCCTTTAATGTAGAATAAATACCGTTTTGAGTGAAAACTCTCTGTAATTTACTAAGAAGAAACATATCTCCTCTAAAATCAATAGAGAGTTTGACTTTGTATCCTAAATCATGACGGCTATCCTTGTTTATCCTGACTATTGGCTTTGCTAACACTGCACATATACCTGATACTGCGTCTTTGTTCAGCCCTTCAACCGATATCAAGTTCCACATAACACTTCGTAAGCAATTTAGCACATAATAATTTGCCCTAAGACATCATTTGTATGTCTAAAATCGAGTTACAGTCTTTCGGGAACTTGTCGTTGCGTATCTTTACAACTCTTGGAAATCGTAGGCCATATTCACCTTCGCTATCTTGAGTAATAACATCACAAGTAACCTCAAGAACAATTCTCGGTAGGATATAGAATGTATCTCCTGAATACTTCTCTACAACTTTCTTCAATTCAGTTGTAAGGTATGCTAAGTCTCCATCGGAGAGTCCTGTTCCTACTGAACCAACAGATTTGTAGCCACTGGATGAAGATGAATCCAATACAGATATGCCAAACGTGCCAAACACATTTCTTCTCTTACCATCACCATATTGAGCAGATGTAATAACAACATCCAAATCAATTCGTGGTGGTTTGTGTTTCAACATTGAATTACTTCTCTTCCCCGCTTGATAACTAGCATTCAAATCTTTAATCATTATACCTTCAAATCCATCATTGATAGCCATGTTATATGCTCTTTCTACATCACCGTCAGTATACGCTCTTACTCTATTCCATGAAGGAAAATCGGGTAAGTGCATTAACCTTTCACGATATCTCTGTTCAATCAACGGGACATCCATGTAATGTAGAATATCAAATATCACCATATGAACTGGACAATCCTCAACTGCTTTCTCTATATCTTTGGAATGTACTCTTGTTGCTAACTTCTTATGTTCAGCCGGAACATCAGAGCCTTGACTCACAACTGGATAAATCTCAGTATCTAAAATGAAATTATGAGCGTTAAATGATTTAACTAAATCTACAACATCAGGGTATTGGTATGTTACAATCTTACCTTTACGATTGAAGATTATCACACTATCTCTATCTCTATGAATCTGATATCTATTACCATCATACTTTACATCTATAATGTAGTCATCAGGTAACTTGTATGGGGCTTGGTGTTTCTTTGCTAATGAGCAAGGGATGAACTTACCAACACCTGTTATACAAGGCGGTTCATTTCCATTTGAAAGATATCTGTATATTTCAACAGGGCTATGAAACTTGACGTATTTATTGATATCAGAATTAGGGAATCTTCTCTTCAATAGACTTGTTACCGCTTTTTCACCCACACCGTTTCTTGGGCTTCTCAACCAATATCTCAGAAACCATTTCAATTCAAGAGCAGACATATCATTTGTTCTTTCATTGAAAACAGTATAAGCATCACTATTGATAGAAGAACAATCAGTAACTAACAAACTATGAAGTTCTTTCAACGTTATATTAGAATCAACCGTAAACTCATCGGATAGGAATTGCATCATTCCCTCAGACAAATCTCCCCAAATGTCTGCTTGAGTTTTTACCTCATCTTCAAACATACCAAAGGAATTGGCAATCCAAGTTATTGCTCTTTTCTGACCAATGTTATTCACATCATATTCTAAAGATAATATCTCAAGAAGAATATGGGGGTCTTTGAAAGCATTCAGGGATTCGTCAATAATACGAATCTTGTCTACTGTTCTACTTTGTTGTTCTATTGCTTCACACATTCTTGCAAATCTAATCAGACTCATTCTCATTCACCTTATTTTTTATTTTTATTAACGCTTTCAACATTGTATCTAATTCATCCATGTTGATTCTGATGCCCTTTTTGGTAGGCTTACCATCACTATACCATCTCACATCTACAACTTCTGTCTTCCAGTAATTACCTGTTTTAACCAGTAATTCCATTGTAGCGTTTCTTGGTATTCTCGCTATTGTTTCAAATTTATCACTCATTCGTACCAACCTTCCTTAAATCTATTCAAATCTTTCAAACTGGTAAATGTTCTAATCCCCTCTACATCATCTATCCTTGTAGCAATGTAGACAACACCCCCAATACTACTTATCTTAATTATCTCATAAGTCCTATTTTCAGGATGTTCAAACACTTCCATTGTCTCAATCTCAGGAACTAAACCATAGGTCTTAGATAACTCAGAACTAATCGAACTTAAGTTGTTAGCCACATACTTCACAATCAACGCTTTTTGGATTGGAACTTTAGCATCAACAACCAGTTTAATCTTGCCTTGCATCTCGCAGACCTTGCATTTATTTCCTTCACAGATAGGACACTGTATCTCCGCAGGTAGCGGAGCAGGGAACTGAACAGTTACCGCAGGTTTACTCATTCTCTACCATTCCATACACGATATGTTGCACTGTAATCAACAGTAACATCAAACGGATAGGATGGGAACATCAAAGAAACATTCCCAAAACCGTATGCGAAACCGCTATTCCAAGTGTAACTTAGATTGTCTATGGATTGGTGGTAGTATCCTGAAACATCATATGAGTAATTGTTGAACCTAACAGTATTGTTTACTATATCAAAACTTAGATGGGTCATGTTGTATGTGAACTCTCCACATTCAATGAATCCATATGTAACGTTAGTATCCAACCAAACTGTTTCGTATGTTGTATTATTCATATCCTCATGCAAGTATGTGAAAGAACCTGTTACTGTAACCCAATCAGGCTCAGTGGATACAACTTCTTCCTCAAATACTTCATCAGGGTCAGGTATTGTGCAACCTGCAAGTAAAACAGATATCATCAGTAAAGCCATTGCTTTCTTCATTAGAATCACTCCCAATTGTTTTGTTCTTGGTGTATGTCATGTGCAGTTTGTGGCTCAACAAATGATGGGTCAACTGTTTCTGTTTGAGTGTCAGCATACAACGCCGCCTCTAACAGATGCGTAATAACATCCTTCACCGTCTTCCCTTCGTCCAATGACATTTGGACTATTTCTTCAAACATTTCATTTCTTTCCAGTTCAATCTTAAACATCTTCATATTTCTTCATCTCCGTAAAACTCGTCTATTGATGGCTCAGACTCGTTGCCAAAGGCAATCTCGCCCTGCACATGAAGGTTATCATTCTTTTTCTCCTTCGCCAAATCCTTTTCATGTTGTATTTCCATCATAATAACGAATGCTCTTTCCAGTTTTTTGTTGCTATAATCAATAGGTTCACCATTGCTACGCATACAATCTTCAAGTAATCCACGCATATGGAATACTAATCCGGCTAATTCTTTATTCTCCTTGACTAAGGTTTTAACTCCCTTAGCAAGACTTGTTGCATTTTCTATCATTGTTTCTCCTTCTGTTTTCATAATATCCTCTTCCTATCAATTGTGAAGTCTGCTACATCCATCAGTGCTACTCCTTCTTTGTCTGCAATATACTGACCAGTTTCTCTAATCATTGCATACAACTTACTCAAGTTAGCACCGATACGGTAGATATCTTCGTAGTCGTTTACTATTGCGTCAATCTTCTTTTCTAATTCTGCTACTTTTATTTCTAAATCTTCTATTCTTTTGTTATACATATTTTCATCCTCCATTCTTACTCTTCCTCCTGATGTTTTTCAGGGTCTTGTTCTAACAATCCATAGTATACTTTCTTTGCACGAATTGTTTCAGGCTCGTATGCTAAATACTGATTGTCTCCAATAACAATTGCAGACTTTAGTATAGGCTTCCATGTCTTGATTGTCTTCCAGTCTGTTCCACTGAAATAAGCACTACCAAATGGGTGTGTGTGAATCCAACACTTAATCGGTATTCTCATTGGTGCGCCATTCACTAATTCATCTTCATGTCCTTCAAAGGATACGAATGATGCTGAACCACTGCTGATATACAAATCATCTTTATCATCAACAATAACTTGCACTTCTTTGTCTCCAAGTATCTCAGTTGACATCTTCCATATCGCCCAAATGAACGCTTCTGTCTCGTTGTTTGGATATAGGAACTCTATCTTATCTTTGAAGTCTTCAAAGACTTCTCGGATATGTCCCTTCCAATCAAACTCTTCCTGTTCTGTTACTTCTATTTCTTCTTCCATGTTTATTCCTCTTCTGTTTTTTTCATTTTTGCTGACGCTTTCTCTAATTGTATCCAATCGGAAAACGTTAGACTTTCATTTATTGTTCCATCAAGTAATGCTTGTTCATAAGAATCTCGCATTTCCTGAAACTTTCTCCCCATCTTTCCCATTCAAGCACCCCCCATTTCTTCGGCTATCAAGTCTTGAGCATTCTCAAACTCATGGTATGCCTTATGACCTGCAATGAAACCACCTGCATGACGTTTAGTTCCTAAGAACTCTTCACCACAAACAGGACAAGTAACCTTGACTATCTCTGCTTGCTCATAAAATCCATCAGTGGATATTGCAGTTATCATTTCGCCTATCATATCTTCATCTAAGTTTTCTATTTCTTCGCTCATGTTTTCACCTTCAAATAGTGTCTCAGTGGTTTTATTACTTTAGGTGTCGAGACAACTTCTTTCACCTTCTCCTGTTTTGGTACGGAGATACCGGAAAGGACTCTCCTTCTATACTGTTCCTTCCACATAACTTGAACACAATCATTGCAGAACCTTCTGCTATCTGCCAAATGTTCGGGAACAGGTTCATCCTCTTTACCACAAAGAGTCTTTCCTAAGATTGAGAAGCAGATGTACTTCATTTCTCTTTCTCCTTGTATGCCGGATGTTTCTTTGGTAGACGATGTAATCTACTTGTGATTAGTTTCTGCATTTGACGTGCAATTTCTCCACTCCCGTCTTCCCAACGCTTTACCAATCTAGGGTATTTATCATCGTCTTTGTATTGGTGAACCATCTTCTCTTCTAATTCAGACAAGTCAATCTTATCCATTAGATGTTTAAGCACTTCATACTCAACGTGTATCTTTGAACCTGCTCTCATTCAACCGCCTCCACAATTTCTTTTACAATAGCGGTAATCAGGCTTGGAGATACAAACGGAGTCTTACCTTTTGCGTTTCTATGCGTATTGAGATATGAACCACGAACCGAGTTTTGAGCCTCTTCAAAATCCATCCCCAAATACTTCATCATTATTTCGTCTATTTCTTCATCCATTCTTCTTCACCCTTTTCTGTAATAGTTACACGAATTTTATAACGGTCATTTTCCAAAGAAAAAGTCCCTTCTCCATCATAATTAAGTATATCAGTTATTACGTCTTGTAAATCTTTCATCAACAGTACATCAAAATGTCTAACTACTTTTCTTCTCTTCATACCTTATCCATCTCCATGTTTCCATCTCCATCTATTGTTACAAAGGTCATA